AGTACGGCATCCCAACAGAGAAGAAGCCGAAAGGTAATGGAGTTTACGAATATCGTTTAACTTAGGAGGAGTTATGATTGCGGATATTATTTTAAAAATAGCGGGGCAGTTTCAGGACGAAGAAGACCACAAATATTATCCGCGCCCTTCTATGGCCGGAAAGGAACGCTGCGCTCGTCAAATGGTTTATCAGGGTTTGAATATTCCCAAAGAACCGCTTGCCGGACGTGCCGTGATGATCTTTTCCGATTCGTCTTTCCATGAAGATTTAACCGCCGACTGGATAAGAAAATCAGCGTTTCAACTTCATTCAGAGCAAATGAAAATAAAGGCTGACATGGGTTTTGATTTTACTTTGAACGGAAGCATTGACGGAATAGTCACCGATCTTTTGGGTACTGATTATCTTTGGGAACACAAAGCGATTAACCACTTCAGTTGGCAGAAATATTGGGATGGCGCAATCCCTTATGATTACGTTTCCCAATGTTGCATTTATCTTCGCGGCCTACATACTGACAATCCAAATATTCAAAGGGCAGTTCTTTTAATGAAAAACAAGAACACCGCCGCTTACATGGAATTTGTTATTTTTTATAATTACGATCAGGATGTAGCAGTTGTTGAAAAGGCCATAAACAGCAACGGAGAAATAAAAGAGATTAACGAGACAATATCGGACGCGGTTAAGTCATGCTTTGAAAAATTCCAGTTTGTTAATGACCATATTAAAAGCCAGACGTTACCAAAGAGGGATTACTTTATCGGTGATGATTGGCACTGTGAATATTGCGCCTGGGGGAAGACCTGCTGGGCTGGCTATAAAAAGGAATTTCAGGAATTAAAAACAGATACCATGCTGCCGGAAGAAGTTGAAACAATGCTGGCATATTATAAAGAAATCGGCGGCCAAAAGTCGGACATCGAAAAAGAATATAAAGAATTATCCGGCAAGATCAAAGACACCATGAAACAGATCGGCGCAAGGGAAGGCCGCGCTGGTCAGTACATTGCCAAGCTAACGCTTACCGAAACAAACAGAATTGACAAAGATAAACTTCCGGCATCCGCAATTTTAGCGGCAACAGTAACATCAATATCAGAAAGACTTTACGTTTCCACACCGAAAATAAAGGAGGCAGTAATAAATGACAATATTTAATCAGCGTATAACAAGAATAAAAGGATTGAGCGATAAAAGAAGACTCCCCAGGCTAGGGAAATTACGGCTTGGAATAAAAAAGAAATCAGCAAAATCGGGTGCGGAATATCCAGCAGAAGTTGATTATTTTGTCGTGCCCGATGAAGTCAAAAAGGTTTACGGCGACAAACCAACAGAAATTGACGTTATGCTTCCGCTTGATGATATTGATTCGATATTCCCTGTCTCGTATAAACTCTATGGTTCCGGCAAAGGTTTAAAATGTAACGGTGACGGAGAGGTTGCTTATTGTGTTGACGAAAAAACAAAGGAAATGTCCGAAAGGAAATGCCCTTGCGAAAACTTGGATAACGGCAAATGCAAACAGTCAGGCACTTTGAGCGTAATGCTCCAAAAAATAAATGTCGGCGGAGTTTATCAGATCACAACAAGTTCGTTTAATTCCATTGTTGATCTGGCCTCTGGCATTGATTACGTCAAAGCCTTAATCGGACGAGTCGCTATGGTTCCTTTGAAGTTGCGCCGCGTAGCCACTGAAACCCACCATGACGAAAAAAAACAAACACATTATACCTTACAACTTGTCCTTGACGCGAATATTGACGCAATTAATCAGTTGCGCGGCGACACTATCAGGGTTCTTGAGCATACATCAAGAATAGCCCTGCCGGAACCAGTAAACGAAAATCCCGAACTTGACCCTGTGGATATTGTTGTTGACGAAGAGCAAGATATTGAGCAACCGGAAGAACAGAAGGATAAAAAACCAGTTGCTTCATTCTTTAGAGGTTTGGCCGTTAAATGCCCCGACACAGGAAAATTAAGGCCGAAAGAAGATTGCGACAGTTGCGATAAAATCAACGGTTGCCCCGCGTGGGACTCCGTATCGAGTAAGGCGGCGTAGTATTAGCCGTTATAACGCACCGATTTAAAGAGATAACCCATGAATAATACCTTACCCTGCCCTGTATGCCAGACGCCTCACAAGCGAAAGAAATACTGTAGCGATCGCTGTCGACTCTGGGCGCACAATGAGAAGAAGGTCAGGGAAATGGCCGAAATTGTTTACGCGATTTGGAGGAGGGGAAGAAATGGATTCAGGATTTGGAAGAGGTATTGGTGAGTCTTTGGTTATGGGAGTATTTTTATTAGCTCTATGCGCCTTCGTTCTGGGCTTATTAGCTATGTGGGGACTCCCTAAACTGTGGATGTTTATAAAACCAATAATACACACAATTACAACATAATCATTTGGAGGAAAATAAATGAACAGAGAAACATTATGGGGTAAGTTTTGTATATGGTTAGCTTGGAAGTTACCAAAACGGTTAGTTGGACACTGTTATGTAAGAGTTGTTGCTCATGCTACAAGTGGACAGTGGAGTAATTGTAACCTAAGTTTATTGTGTGCATTAGACGCACTGGGGAGATGGTATAAGAAGCACAATTTGGGAGAAACTAAATGACCGAACAAACAGTATATAACGAGGGCGGGAAGTCTGGTGAGATATACTCTAAATTTAGAGAAATGAGTAATGAAAAATTAGTAAAAGATGTAGTTAATATATCTGACGGTGTTGGAAGAGGCTATTGCCACCCTGCAGATTTAGATGCACCAGTTTTAAAACTCCTCACCAGACTATCAAAAGGCGAAGAAGCTATTGCCGCCATGAAACAAATAGGCGAACTTGTCCATGAGAACTCCTGCCATATCAACATCAGCGCAGCAGTAACCAAGATTTTTATGGAGTATGATAAATAAGTGTTGACTTCCGCCGCCATAAAATATACGCCTTCACCCACCTGGGGAGGTGGATACATGAAAGGCTCAATCCAGTTTATTGCGGATCGCTGGTGCGTTTCTATTTACTGGAATAACCAACGGCACAGGATATTCCGGTATAACGGCGAGCCGATGTGGTCTGAAAAAACCGCATTAAAACTTCTTAACTCAATCCGCGCAGAAATAGACGATAGACAGGACTCTTTTGATATACGTCCGTATCTTAAAGATTCACCCGTTGCCTTGCGGAAGTTCTCAGAAACATGGCTTAAAGACTCACGAGCTTGCGACAACACAAAGAGGGTTTACAGATCGGCTATTAATAAGGCTATTGAATTTTATGGCGAAGATAAAGACATAAGAAAGATACTCCACTCCGATTTGCTAAAACTATACAACTGGCTTCCTTATTCAATTAAAGGCAAATACAACGTTCTAACAACGCTTAAATCAATGCTCAACTATGCCACCAAAGACGGTATTATTCGCACACTACCGCCTTTCCCCACCCTCTCAATAGGTCTGCCCGATGATATTCAATACTTGACTTACGATGAACAACAAAAGGTATTGCAGGCTATTCCTGAAGTTCACAGGGGTATATTTGAGTTTGCTATGGAGTATGGTTTGAGGATTGGTGAGGTTTGCGCAATTCAAAAAGATTGCGTTACGGACACGGACCTAATTATTAAAAGGAGTTTTTCAAATGGACAACTTCGGGAAACAACAAAAACAGGGAAAGCCCGGCACTACACCATTACAAATAATGCAAGACGAATCATTGACCAACTGCCAAAAGGATTCGGCGATTTCCTATTTGTTAGCGAAGGAACAAAGCCATACAATCCAAGAGGACTTAATAAACTTTGGATGTCCGCTTGTCAGCTTTCTCAAATTCATGTGGAACTTTATAATGCGATTAGGCACTCCCTCGGCTGCCAACTCCTTGACGAAGGACAACCGATAGAATTAGTCAGGGATGTTCTCGGTCATTCCTCAACAAACATGACTCGACGATACGCAAAAAGAAACCCCGCCCAGATTCAAAGTGCTTTAGAGAATCGTGGCAGGGTTCTTGCCTTTTCTTTGCCTAAAATTTCAGAGAAATAATCAATAAAATCAAGTTTAACTTGGTCGGGGCGGCAGGATTTGAACCTGCGAATACGCCCTAAAG